CCATGCTTAATCTATAGTACACATCACCATGTCTAAGCTAAAAGCTCAGCTATCTGCGTAATAAGCGGAACGGCGGCGGCAGTGACACTAGAAACGCCTTTAATCACAGACGTTGCACTCTCAGAAAACTTAGAAACTTTATCAGAGAATGAGGTACCACCAGATTTGAGGACTGCAGTAACAGCCTTAGAGGACTTGGATTGACCCGCAGGCTTGATGGAAGCCCCAGGAGAGAACCCACCACCATACTTGGGCACAATAACATACTCATAATTGACACACGCATCAACTATATAAGTTTGGGCCGTCGGTGAAGGAGCAAAAACAAACGCCATCTGACCTCCATAGAATTTAGGGGTGCATTGGGCAGATATCTCAGCAGGATCACCACCAAGACCTTCTGGAGCTCCAGAAGAAAGATCGGAATATATCAGAAACGGATTCTGATCCTGTTGGAAAACTTCAGCAGAGTTAACAATCAACTCCTGATAGTTAACGGGCACGGATCCTTCAACATTAATATTCTGGATACCATCCTCAACAACAGCAACCTCATATTCGTTGCGCATTGCAGGATACCAATTGATCTGAGATCGGCGATTGACTGGGACGCCACGATAACGACTAACACCTGGGTAATTTACCAAATCATCAAAGGTGACGGTGGATTCAAGAATGTTCTGATGATCAGCACTCTGAATAGCAAGGAAGTTATCGATTTGGGACGAGGAACCACTCATAATGGGAGTGTCGTTAACGATACGAAAACCACCACTGACCACACGGTATGAAGCGAGTTTGCCTTCATTAATACCTACACCTGTTTCGATGTCATCAGTATAGTGGAAAGGGAAATTCGTATCTTGGGATGTAGCTGGAAGAATATTATTATAATAATCAAAGCTAATAGTCTCATCCCAATCATCGTAAGTAAATTGAGACTGACCGGCTCGAGCTATAAAGCTTGCACCACTGCCCGTATTGGACAGGCTGTTCATAGACAAGTGTGCATCCGTTCCAGTACCAGGAGGAGCATACACACAGAACAAAGCACCCAACATAGCCACCGTAGTGGGGGTATTTGGAGGGGCATCCCCATTAGGATCAGCAAGAGAGATCTGCTGAATATTAGAAAAGATCCATTGTGGGGATAAGAGCAACACAGTACATTTAGTAGTGCTAGTAGTAAAGGTTATAGAACCAGTCGTTGTGCCAAACGATGAATTAATAGGGGCACTGCCCGGAAGACAAGCATTATGAATAGAAAAAGGGTCGACAATAGCGGCCGCCAAATGAAGAGTACAATCACGGAGCTCCATCTTGAGGGTTTGGAAGCCCATTTGTGGAGTGGTCATACCCCAAGACATTTCCCACTCAGAGGAGGAGGAACCCTTCTTCTTCATGAGAGCAAGGGACCGGTTTGTATTCTTCGACGATTTTGACTGTCGAGATTTGCGCTTTTGGCGGCGGGACGCAGGGGCGGGACGTCCCTTTTTTCGCTGGGACGAGCGGGGAGCGATTCGTTGAGATGATGATCCAACAAGGCCAAGCTCCTGCATGGCCTTCTTCTCTGCTGCTGCTGCAACGAAGAGGGAGGGACAATTTGAACGAGGTTCAGACATATTTATTTTAAATCGGGGATTCGGTACGCCTGCCGATCAACAGGGACTGTTCATCCTACCAAAACCTATGGGTGCGCCGTGCAGTCTCTTGGCTTTTTGTTTAGCACTGTGGCAGTTTTGGGCAATTACAAGGTAGGACACCTTATGTCTAACAGTTTACCAATAACAACTTATTGGTAAATTCCGATACGAAATAACACCGAAGAGTGACGAGATTAGAAACAGCTGACTTAAAATCCAGAACATCTTGGTATGTGATGCCATAGTGTCTGTACATCAGCGCATGATAATATTGCTCATCCACAACTATTGGTATATCAACACCCAAAAAGTTGTAGACTTGACCACGAGCATGCAAAGCCAAATCTCGATCAGTGAAATGTGCATCCTTCGTCTGACGGTATAAGAACTCAAAAAGAAGGTCAAAGCCTGGTAACCTACCTAACGTGAATCGGTAAGAACGAACCTTCAATTTCAAAAATCCCAACAACTGCCGATCAACGGCAGGTGGGAGAGAACCCATCTCGACGGCATTGGTTATATCTCGGTACAAACGATCATACTTGCCAACTAGCAAATAAGCCAGCTTTATATAAGCACGATCAGGAGCAGTAGCGTGAAAGAAATAGGAAGTTCGTTCACAATTATAATAACCAGACTGGTAGGTAATAAGCTCAGAAGCCCTGAAAAATATACCACTACAGAATTTCAAGTCCAGCTCCTGCTCCAGAGCGGTGAACTTCATCTCATAACCACACTCCAGGAAGGTTTGAGGAATAGAAGGAGGCAATGGGTCGTCCATAAATAACAAGCCATCATCACCCATACCAGCATAAGACACATGGTCAACCAGCCAATCAAAGGCGCCATCAAAAGTTGACGCATCCCATGTTGGAAACTTGGCTTCCACAACAGCAAAAAGTGTCATGGACATTATAATCCAAGTTGTAAAAACACTGGTTTCAGGAGTCCCAGACAAAATCTGACCAATCAGATCATAAGACACACGTTCCCCATCCAGTTCCGTCCGTATTTCAGCACTCAGAAAGGAGTTTAAAATACCAGCAACCCAATCAGGCCATGCAAATTCATCATAGATGAATTGTGACAAACTTCGTAAAAGAAGCTCAACCATGTGTTTGTCACACTTGGATTGATCACCTTGGGCACCATATCGACGGCGATGCTGGGTATACCAAGAGCCAAGATCAAGCGACGACATTCCTGCCGCCATTGCAAACATAGGCCACTTATCAATCAGGCGCTGCTTAATTAGAAGGACGAGAGGAGCAAGCCACAAGGAAAGATACAACGTATACTCATCACTTGGAACAGTGATAGCACGCGGTTGCACCTCTTTAAAATCCGAGTGGTGAGAGAAAGCGCGATGCCCAACCTGAACCTCATCACTTTTCACCATAAAATTATTCGCCATAGCCTTAACAGGTACAACAATACGACGAATTGGATCATAATAGGTGTCACGATAAAAGAACGAGAAAGGGTCAGGATCAACTAATTCCAGAAATCGATGTTTACGCAGTGAATCAGTTGATGCACAGTATTCAGGAATAGTGAAAGGGACAGGAGCCGGTATACCCCGAAGCATTTTAGCAGTCAACAACCGCAAAAACAAATCGGCCCGACCCAGCGTAGCGAGAACCGGATCAGGATTTGGAGAACCCACACGTGTAATAAAAGCTTGCCGAATAACTTCCTGATCACTAGTAAAAGCGACAGGCACGTATGGGGGAACAAGACACTGCGCAACCAAAAAGTGTCTATAAAAGAGAGTCTTGAGAGGCATAGAGACGTTGGTAACCGCGGGGGAAATACGTCCAAGATCCAACCCATCCTGCAAATGATGTCGCCACTTCGACGAAGCAGGCAACAATGGCCGTACCAGCCAATTGTGCGTTACGTCCCAAGGATTGAACACACAATAACCCTTGGTTTGCACATCCAAGAGATAAAGAGCAGAGGGGTCGCCAGCATGATACCTGACAAGAAGTGCGTAGTCTTCGAAGATACGGGGATACGAACTCCCAGAATTCACCTGCACAACCGGCAATAAAGGGCCAGTGGCGGATGAACGAATCCCGAAAAAACCACACGCCAAAAGAGAAAACGGCAAGAGAAAGGAAAAGCCACCAACCAAATAGGTGGTGACGAGCGAGCAAGCTTGAGCCCAAAAAGAAACAAAAGGTAAAAATAAGCAAAAAGCGAATGAAAGGGAAGGGAAGGGCAGCATTAAACTCCTGCAAGCCCGATGACACACCTAAAGCTCCCATGATCTGATGGCCATGGGGAGCAGGGGTCAACGCCTGGGCACGATAAGAAGCAGTATAAGAGGCAATCGAACGCCTAAACTTACTCGTGTCAAACCAGGGAATACAGCAACACTTAGTCGACGAAGAAACGCCAGCAAGAAGCGTGACGGAACTAAGCGCCTTAGTATTGACAGTATATGATTGGGCCACACCCAGGTAACCAAACCTACGAACTGGGGCAGTAACATAATGAAACTGCTCCACCTTCGAACTGGTGTATTCAGGAATATACGAGACACAAGAGGACACGTCACTCCAGAAAAAGGCCACCAATAGATCCGCATGGGTACTACGCCTAAACTGGGCCGTCATAACCAAAGAAGATCTGCCCTCAAAAGTCACCATACCAACACACCGAACGAGCGCATAAATGCGACCATACCGAACGGTGTGAGTCTCATACATCCTCAAGGGAACAGGGTTGAAGAACAACGTAATGGTGGTGGAGGACTCATCCCGCTCTTTGATAGTCACGTGGAAAGCACGCGATTCAGGATCTGGCACAGTCATACCAGGCAAGGAGTAAGGGACAAGAGCGGTGTAGGTGTACCAGTCATAGTCCATACCTGGCTCAAACTGTTCAAAATCAATGAACCAGTTACTAGTCTGATATGAGCGCATAGTATGAACTACGACACGTGTGGTAGCTAAAGGATACACAGGAACAGGCAACAGGTCAAGCTGATCAACGTCGGTGAAAATACCCACACGACGACCTTCCTCATACAAATTCCGCATATTGCCGATATATGCATCATAATTCAGCTGCTCTAAAGGAAGCAACTCTTCTTCACCTAAAGGAGCATTTGGAACTGGCACGTCAACGGCCGCCACCGGAGGGGGGATATTAATAACCTCGGTGACAACCTCTGGACCAGCTACAGGAACCCAATTGCCAGTTACAGCATTATTGGCAACCATAGCCAGACGGACCTCCCTATCCCACTGATAGGGGAATGGCACTCTACAATGAGCACACCTACCACCAACTTCTTGCCTCCTGAACTCGTCATAGCATTCAGCATGGTAAACAATGCCACAACAAGGTGCGGTTAGTAATTCCACATGCAAAAAAGCTCGGGAAGCGATGCATTGGCAAATAGGGCATATAGAGGCATCAGCGCCTGGTTGAACAGGCTCATCCGGGATCAGTTGTACGACCCGGGGAAGGATGGCAGGACGAATATCATCATCTACCACCTGTGAGGAACGAGGAACAATCACATCAGAATTGACAGCGTCGTGTTGGACAGTTGCGGATGTCACTCGGATAACGGAATCATTCTGGAAAGAATCAATTATTACTGCAAAATTTTCGTTCATTATTATTTATTTATGTAATTATCATTATTGCTCTAATACTAGTGTTGGTGAGAGCTAAGCCAACACCCCATGAGTGGCTAGGAAGAATAGTGTATAAGAGGATGAGTTTAGGCTAACTGTACGAATCACTAACCATCTCGGGATTAACCATCCTGCCGCTACCCCACTCCAACTCAATCCACCCTTAGATGTTCACGGTCTCTAAGAGGTACCCCGCAAGTTAAACCATCAGTCATAGGTTTCATGAGAATTATAGGAGAGGACGACAGGTACGGGTCGCAACCGTCACAACAAGATGTCCGCAACAAACATCAGAAGGACAATACAAAAGTCATTAGTCAACATTATCAAACCTACTCAACTTCACAAACCCATGGGTAAGCCAGCTAACGTATTGAATGCCCCACCGTCGCATTCATCAATCCTACACTTCAGTAGGCCCAAGCACCCACCTCCTCTGGTGAGTGGAAAATATGCTTG